TAATGGGTAAACCATCAGCAGACTACTATATAGATGATAAAGCAATAAAAGACAATGACTTCTTCAATTGAATTTGTTCCCAAAGGATGGGGATTTGAAAAGTGGATTGTAAATACAGAACAATATTGTGGTAAACTTTTATATTTTGTAAAAGGTAGAAAGTGTTCTTGGCATTATCATAAAATTAAAGATGAAACTTTCTATGTTCAATCTGGATTATTGATACTTCATTATGGGTATGATGATGATATTAATTTAGCACAAAAAAGAACACTTAAAAAAGGAGAAAAATTCCATGTCCCAGTTGGACTTAGACATAGAATGTATGCCCTAGAAGATACTGAATTATTTGAATTTTCTACTCAACATTTTGAAGAAGATAGTTACAGGGTTATTAAAGGAGATTAAATTATGGATATAAAAGATTTAGTTGTTGAATTTAATAATTTTATATCTGATCAAAAATGTGATGAGATGATAGAATGGTTTGAAACTAATTCTCATCTACAATTAGATGGAACTGTTTCTGGAACTTTAAATGGAAAAAATGATAATTATGTAATGATGGATTTTAAAAAAGCGAAGCAATCTAATCCATTACCAGAGGATCCAGTGTCTCATTTAATGACTAATATTATATTTGATACATATAAAACTTATTCAGAAATAAGACCAGCACCTCAAACAAATATTTGTGCAAGAGATTATTCTATAAGAGTTTATAAAAAAAATGAAGGTTATTTTAAACCTCATGTTGATCAAGATGCTGGTGGTAATGTTACTAGGATTTTTGCAATTATAATGTATTTAAATGATGTTGTGGAAGGTGGGGAGACAGAATTTCCACATTATGATATAAAAGTTAAACCAGAAAAGGGTAAAGTATTAATATTTCCTTGTAATTATTTATTTCCACATCAAGGTAATATGCCAATATCTAATGACAAATACATTGCTACTTCATTTATCAATTATACGGATATAAAATGTTAGAATACAATGTAACTAAACCGTTTGGTCCTATCATTTTTGAATGTTTTTGCCCACAAAATGTGGTGGATAATTTTAATAATTTCATTGATAATATGGATCAAGAAACAAAAGAACTATGTTCCTCTAAGCATAGTAAAGTTCAAGGATTTCCTGATCTATTATCAAGAGGATTTGAGATTGTATATTTGACAAGTGATCAATTAGATACTATTGGATTTTCATCTTTTATTGCTAATGCTTCTGAAGAATATATGAAAGTTCATGGTGTGAATAGTGCGGATATATATTTTAACAATTCACATTTTTCAGAGTTATTTGTTGATGTTTGGGTTAATAGATATTTTCAAAATGACTATACACCACCACATGATCATGCTGGACATATATCTGGAATAACGATATTGGATTTACCAGAAGATTCGGATTGGTATGATTTACATAATTTGGAATTTATTTGGAATAATGAGCATCATAGACCTGAGCAGAAAATAGGAAAGACTTTTTTGTTTCCCAGTAACCTTATGCATTGGGTTACTAAACAAAAAAGTCTTTTAGAAAGAAGGACTATTAGTTTTAATTTACTTGTAAATACTCAGCAACAGACTTGAAGTTATAATTTTTTAACCAACTCATATCTGCACAAGTATAAGTTTGATATTTACCAACTAAATGATCTGGGAAGGGAATGGTATTAATTTTACCATTCTCTTTTTTTGCAACTAATTCTGCAACCTCTTGGAATGAAATTGGATTTCCTGTGCCAATGTCATAAATTCCACTTGGTGCATCATTGTTTAAAACAATATCAACAATATCATCAACACAAACAAAGTCACGAAGAAATTTGTCTGATCCTTCAAATAAATTAAGTTCTCCAGTTTCTCTAATTTCTTTGGTGAATTTACTAACTGGACTTGCTTGATTTCCTTTATGATCTTCTCCATCACCGTACACATTAAAATAACGGAATCCCTGAATCAATTGGAATTGGTCTAAGTTATCTAATACACAATAATCAATTTGAAGTTTTGAAATTGCGTATTGATTTAATGGATTAATCTGCCCATTAGTGTTTCCGTATACTGATGCTGAAGATGCATACTTTACTGGAATTTTATATTCGATTGCTTTATTAAATAAGGCACAAGAAAATGCTACATTATAATGCCATAATTTTTGTAAGTTTTTTTCTGTAGTCGATGATATTGCACCTTGATGTATGATAAGACTTACTTTGTCCCAATCTTCAAATTCTCTTAATAATCTCCAAGAATCTTCTTGATCTATTAATAGTATGTCTTCATTTGTACTGATTTTATTTACAAAATGTTGACCAATAAAACCAGATGATCCTGTAAGTATAATCATAATTCTCCTATTATAATAAATAATAACATAAAAAAGACTAAAAGTATATCAATGTCCTTTGGATCTCTAGCCTCATATTCTACAATAAATAACTTCCCACAAATATTATATACTTCGCCATCTTCAAATTTTTCTGAAGGTAGTGTATATGTGGTTAATATGAATTCTTTCCCCGTTAAAATTAGAGTTGCGGTTTTGGGGAGCAATGATATAAGTGATTTACTAATTTCAGATTACATTATATATAACCATACAATTCCAACTGGAGAAAAATTTGTCTCCGATAAAATATTTTTAAAAGATGGTGAGTCTGTAGTTGTTAGAGCAGATTTGCCTAATGTTAAATTTACTTTCCGTGGTAGCGAAGTTGGGTTATCAACTTCAACTTGTGGAATTTTATCTGCCTTTAGTCCAGTAACTAATGTTAAAATTGGTGCTGGACAAACGGTATTCAATATTCCAGTATCTATACTTGAAACTGATGCTAATTTATACATAACTAATACATCGCCAGATTACGTAGAGGTTAGCGTTGGTATCGGTACAACCATTGGCTCAAATCATTATTTGGTATATAATGAGAGAGTTGATCCTGGAAATTATTTTTGTCAGAACGACATTAAATTGGGTGCTGGAGAAATTATTTTTGCGAAGGCTACATCAACAGATATAAACATAGTCGCTTTAGGAAAAACCACGAACAGATAATGATGAAATTTACAGTTTATTCTAAATATGGTTGCCCATATTGTACCAAAGTTGAAGAAGTTTTAAAGTTGGCAAACCTTGAACATAAGGTTTATAAGTTGGATGATGATTTTACCCGTAACCAATTTTATGCAGAATTTGGTGAAGGTGCTACATTCCCACAAGTATTGTTAAATGATCAACAACATCTTGGTGGTTGTACTGAAACAGTGAAGTATTTAAAAGAGCAGAATTTAGTGTAGGTCGAATAAAAAATTGTAAATATATCTTTCGGCAAATTCTTTATTATAATGTGCTTTTAAAATTCCATAAGCTGGATCTGTAGAAGACAGATGGTAATCATATCCTTTTTGATAAAGGTATGATACTTCTGTCTTCTTTGAATTTTCTACACATTTTTTATATTGAAATATATATTGTGTAAATTGATCTATGTATTCTTTATAAAAACATACATCAGAACTTTTAAGCCATAATTTTTTTGAAAAGTATTTGTTTAAATCATATATTTTAGATTGCTCTTTTTTTCTATCTGCAAAATCTGATAAGTATGAATCAATATACTTTGAATTATATTCTGAATCTGATTTCAATGGATGGAAGTCTATAGTTCCAAAATATTTTTTACTTGAGGTTCCCAAATATTCAGTACCAAGAATCGGAAACTCGTAGTTGAAGTCTGGATATAATACCAAAGACTCTGCAAAAAATTTATTTTTTATATTTAATTCACACAACCTTATCCTTCTTATTTTATCAGTCTTCCAAATGTATGAAGTTATAGTAGATTCATTTTCTGTAATATGATTGTTTAACCATGGAGGTAAATCTACTGGTTCTAAATTATTAAATGTGCCTAGTAAGATATCTTTTAAACTCATGCACTTATAATATAAATTATTATAACAATATTTATTTGTTACTTTTATGAGAATTTTATCAATTTTTGATGGTCATGATGCATCGGCAACTGTTTTAAATAATGGTGTCATCGAACATTATTTAAAAGAAGAAAGATTCTCTAAAGTAAAGAAGGACAAAAAGATAGACAATATATTTAAAATTTGTTTAGAAAATTTTGTAGATAAGTGTGACTATTTTATTTTTAGAACTAATGATACTAATGAAGTAAAGGATGATAAAAATAAAATAATTCAGCAAAAGAATAAAAATATAATATTAATAAATTCTAATACTCATCATCACTTATATCATGCATCAATTGCTTTTTATAATAGTGGATTTGAAAGAAGCGTAGTGCTAGTAGTAGATTCTTCTGGAGCAATATTAAAAAATATGCATGAGTGTGAATCTGTTTATATTTTAGAATATCCAGATAAGATAACTCCAATTTATAAAAACCATCATAGTTCTATTCCACAAAATTTAGATAAAAGTATTGATGGGTGTCGATACATTTGTAAATCACAATATGGAATAGGTAATTTATATGATGGTGTTGCAATGATTATGGGGCAAACCATTGATGATTGTGGTAAGGCAATGGGGTTGTCATCATATGGGAATAGAATTCCAGATTTTATTAATTTTTTTGATAAGACAATAGATGAACCAATAGTATTATTAAATGATGCTGAAGAAAGATTGTTTTTTAATTTAATTGACAATGGAAAGAATGTAAAAATTACAGAAGATAATTATCAGTTTTATGCTGATTATTGTCTTGAGGTTCAAGTTCAAACACAAGAAGCTATTTGTAAGTTAGTAAAAAATTCTATTGAAAAAACTGGTATAAAAAATGTCTGCATAAGTGGTGGATATGGAATGAATATAATATCCAATCATTTATTAACTAAAAGATTTCCCAATATCAATTTTTATTTTGAACCTCTTTGTGATGATGGTGGGATATCTATAGGTGCAGCAATGTATGCATATAGAAAGATAACCAAAGATTCACAAATAATTCCAATAAAAAATACATTTGTTCATGGTTTTAAATATGACATATCACAATATAAAGGAACTACTGTAGATATAAAACAACTTGCCAAAATTTTATATACCAATAAATCTGTTGCAATATATAATGATCTTGCTGAATCTGGGCAGCGGGCATTGGGCAATAGGTCTATTTTATTCAATGCGTTAAACCTTAATGCAAAAGAAATAGTTAATGGCATTAAAAAAAGAGAATGGTATAGACCTTTTGCTGCTATAGTTTTGGAAGAGGATGCTGACCAATATTTTGATATGAGAGATTTAAAATCGAATCCTTTTATGACAGTGTGCTTTCCAGTAAAAACTGATATAATTCCAGGTGTAACTCATGTCGATAAAACCTGTAGAGTCCAAACGGTTAATAGTGGACACTTGAAAGAACTTCTGCTAGAATTTAAAAAAATTAGCGGACATGGAATTCTTTTAAATACTAGTTTTAATCTTGCTGGGGAACCATTAGTAGAAACTCCTGAAGATGCATTTAAAACATTAAACAACTCATCTTTAGATTATCTTTGGTTTTATGAATCAAAGCAACTGTTTAATTCTTATTATTAATATATAATTTAATCTGAGAGCACATGAATTTAATGACCGACAATCTTTTCGATGTTCATCATGATGTTGAAAAGGCTATTGACCTTGCTTTTAATGGAAAATTTGTTTTAAATTTTTATGATTATTTAAAAGTTAATAGTGCAAAAAGATATCAAGTTGAAACATTCATTGAGAGTAAAACCGCTAATAATATTAATAATATTATTATGGATTTAGATGAATATTTGGAGGGTGGTTCTGATAATGAACATAAACTTCTTAGGGAAGCATATGGACATATTCCTAAACCACAAGCAAGAAAAATTAGAAACTACCTTTATGGTATTTTAGAAGATGCCTGGAGATATAGTAATGATAGAAGACCAGGAAGAAAAAAGCAAACTAAATAATCATGAACCCGAAATTAATCGGGGATTTGAGTTAATGTTAAGACAGAATAATAGGAGGGAAAATTCATTAACGCCAAAAACATTTGAGATAATGTTTGGTAAAATGGTTTCTCTCTTCAAACGAGAGTTCCATATTCAGTTCCAATTTATCTTTGATGTAAAAAAGATTTAACTCTCGGGAGAAAAAAATGTTAGCAGTAACTCTTACTTTAGGAACATTAATTTCTATTATGTTCTTTTTTGTTGGTGGATTATGCGGATGGATGGTAAAACAGTATTTAATTGAAAGAAATTATACCGCATATACACATCCCGAAATGTTTGATGAAAACGGAAATGTTATTCCAGACGAAATTTTAGCAGTACGATTTGAAAACAGTTATGACGACTACGAAGACGAAGAAGACGACTGAAAGAACTAGTAAATCTACAATTACGGAACTTCAACCTAATGCTTTTCAGTTTGAAATTTTAGAACTAGCATCAAAACAAAGGTCGAATGCTAATAAGGTTGAAGTTCTAAAAAAATATAGAAATGATGCTTTGGTATCTATATTGATTTGGAATTTTGATGAATCTATTATTTCACTTTTACCTGTAGGTGAAGTTCCATATTCTCGCGTAGAAGAGCAATCTTCTTTTAATGATACCTTGTCTGCGTCTCTATCTAAATCTGCAAAAGTGGAAGGTTTGAGTAGGGCAGATGAATTTATCAGAGAAAGACATACATCTATTCGAAATGAATATCAAAACTTTTATAATTATCTTCAAGGCGGAAATCCAGCACTTAGTTCTTTACGTAGAGAAACTATGTTCATTCAAATGCTGGAAGGACTTCATCCTCTTGAAGCAGAAATTATGTGCTTAGTCAAAGATAAAAAGTTAACTGATAGATATAAAATCACCTTTGACCTTGTTAAAGAAGCATATCCCGATGTTGTTTGGGGAGGTCGCTCTTAATGTGTAAAATTATTCATGAAAATTGTGATGTATCTTTGGCAAAGGACAAGACTTTGCCATTAAACTCCTATCTTGTAAAATATTACAAAGAAGATAATCTACAATATGATATTGTTATCTGTAATAAACGTGCAGATATTTTTGATATTTATTGGGATAGGTATAGAGAAGGTTTAAAGTCTATAAAATGGACTGATGGTAGAGTTAATCCAAAACTTTGGGGAATTGAACCTAAGGAGGGTAAAAAGAAAAAATGACAACAGGATTTGGTGGAACTCCGAATAAAAAGAATAAAGCAACAGTAATAGTTAATGATGATGAAGTTACAAAATTAATTAAAGAGTATAAAAAAATAAAAAAATATATGAAGTCTTCATTATATAAAATTATGACACTTGATGGGACCGAAAAAAAAGTGTCTAGTTTATTAGAAGAATACGGTGAAGATGATATCTCCTAAATGGAAAGACCAAATACTTAATTTAGATTGGAAAAAATACAATGATACTGTTTATAATTCAGTATCATTTAATTATTTTCCTAAAGAACAATTGGATATTGATGCTATCGGGGAAACCGATGTTTTTTATAAGTTGGATGAACTTAAAATAG